TGATCAAATCCGTAGATTTCTATGTCTTGGAAAAATGGTGGCTTGCCACTGGCCGTGTTAGATAGATCCAAATAGCTTTCACCGATAAATCCCCAGTCGTTGACATTACCCACCCGTTCAGCAGAATAGATATCACGTGTGGGGTATGAGAATCCATTTTGCTTTTGTTGTATTTGCCCTATACTGCCGTTGGTTGTAGGAATGTTAGGCACGTATTGCTGTGATGGATCTTTATAATAATATGAGTAGTATTGGTACCATAACTGACGAATGTTGTCGCCCCCGTCGTCTTGAAATGTCACACTCACTGGTTCATAATTGAGTTTGGTTTGAACCACACGTTTGCGATTGTATTGATTCAACACATGTGTGTCAATTTTATATTTGGGCAAGTCAACAGTTTTAACTGCCAAACTTAGGTTTTCAATGTTCTCATTGAGAAAAATTTTGTTGCTGACCAGCTTGCCAATTATGTCATTGTTGATGTTGAACTTGACGTGGAATAAGAACTTAAAACGAGGTTTAAGTTCGTAATAGTTGGTTCTAAAAGTTTTGCTTGCGTGAGTATAATCACGCAAGCTGTTGACTTCGGTAAACCCCTTGAGGAAGTCTTGGCCCCAGGATGACATATTTTATGTTTCCTTAGGCGCTGGATCCAACACCTGTTACAGAGCCTGCTACAGTACGTCCTATGCCTGTCAGTATAGAACTTCCAACACCGCCTGGCTTGCCACCGTTGCCAGTCTGGTTAGCATTGTCATACGCAATGGTCATAGTGATTTGTACAGCTTCGTTGCTACCATAGTTCATTGGACCATAGTCGGCTGCTTTGAGATAGCAACCATATAGTTCCCAAGTTTCCAGTACCACTGGAGTGTTAGCGCCATTACCACCATCAAGGATGTCCAAACGTGTGAGGAATTTATAATCAATGCCACTTGCTGCCGAGCTCATTTCCAAGAAGTCCAACTGCTTCTGGAATTGCTCACCAATCAACTTGCTAACGTTGCCGCCCGCGTCATCACGAATTTCAACTGATATATCATTCCAAGTATGCTTGCCGGCCAACTTCATTGTGCTGTTATAGATAGGCAATGTGATTTCTTCAAATGTTAAATTGGGGCGAGCAAAGCTAACAATTTGCTTGGTCAATTCTGTTGTTTGAGCACTGACACCAAAGTTCTGAAACTCCGCTCTAAAGCGGTATCTCAATTTTGGCATCAACAAGCCTTGTGTGCTTGCACTTTGGTCACTGGCCAAAGGCACTGTCATGTTGTTTAATGATGAAGATGGCATCTTATAATCTCTCCTGTTGCTTTTATTTACCTGTTGTCAGATTCAAAAAATAGGGCCCCGAAGCCCTATTTTTAGGCGCCTGCAGCTATAGCTCCTGTGTTCTTGATGCGCAATGGTATGTAGATGAACTCAACGGCCTTCACAGGCTCAATTGCTACGTCAACCCACAATTCGTTGCGGTCAATTCTGGCTGGTGTGTTGTTACTCAAGTCACACACAACCAAATAGTCATACAGTGCTCTCTTAGCCACCAAGTCAATCATCAAACTGTTGATCTGGTTAGTAATTTGATTTCGTGTAATTTGATCGTTGGGTTCAAACAGGTACAGTTTGCCAATTTCTTCAAGTCGGCCACGCAAGTAAGCAACCAAACGTGCAACGTTGATACGATCCAACGCTGTGGTAGTTGTGGTCGATGTCTTGTTACCAAAGTTAGTAATACCAATTCCAGGAATAAAAGTAATTGGGTTTACGTTGTTGGTGTACAGTACATCGCGCAGACCTTGGTTAACACTAAGTGGTACAAACTCGCCTGTAGCAGAGTCAATATAACCCAGTTGCAGTGCGTTGTCAACAACACCACGACGTGTACCAGCAGGGGCTAACCATGGATAGCTGACTTCGTCACTGCGAATAATGGTGCGAACCATCATGTGACTTGGTGCAGTGACCACGGTGCTGCCATCTGTGTTGGTTGTGGTGCAGCTTGGATAGAATGTGGCCATGTAGTTGCTGGTGGCAACCAGTCCGTCGCCTGTGGAGAATCCAAGACCGCCGTTGTTGTTGGCCCAGGCGCTGAGATCTGTACCATTGCCAGGCAAACGCATTGGTGTGTCACCTACCACAAACAATGTATTATTGCGTTCATTGCTGAGTGCAATCATGTTTGGAATCAACTCAGGATAAGCAGGAGTTGCAATCAGTGTGTACTGTGCGGTTTCTTCTCTTGCGCCCAGGCTTGTATCCAATCCGGCTTTCATGGCTTTGACAACCATTTGACGTTGTGCTTGGCGGCCAGCATACATTGAACCGTCGGCTTTGTTTCCAGAAGCACTGACCCAGGTATAGCTATACTCAGGCAAGTTTGCATCATTGGTCGGATCTGCAGGGTCGAAGCTGCCAGCGTCTGGATAGTTGGCTGCGGTAAAATATCCTGTGGTAAACTCTTTGACGTTGTAGCCAGAACGACGTGTGTTGAACAACAACATGCCTTCTGGGAAAAGGCTTGGGTCAGGTGCGTCAAGATCAACCCAGTTGCTGGTAATCAGCGGATCTGTACCAGAAGAGATCGGAGGAATAGGATCGCTAACAGGGTCTACTGCACCGCTGGCAGCCCAACGAGCATCAGCAAACAAGATACCATTTTGTGTGGTTTGATCGGCAGTGTCGACAGCGACCCATTGATCAGTCCCGCTGACTGGCTCCCAACGATAAATCTTAGGATAATTTTCTAAGTCGCTGGTATCAATCCACAAATCGCCGTACTGCAGAGAACTTTGTGCAACATTTGTCTGTGTAGTAGGTGCAGTAGCAGCAAAGATAGGTCCTGTGGCATTGGTCAATGTCAAATCAAAGCCTCGAGAATCATTGGCCACATTCTGATAACCTTGCCAAATACCATTGTCTTGAATCATAATATCAGCAGAACCTGTGCCGGCGGCACTGTAATACCACATGCGACCATTGGCTGGGTTTTGATCTGGCGCTGTGTCACTGTAGATAAACTCAAATTCTGGCTCGTCGGTCCAATTGCTTAGAACCATACGGTTGACGTCGGTCAGTGCGGGTTGAACAAAGGGAGTTTCAGGAGTAAATCCAGCTGTGGCCACTGGGTTACCAACAACCGGAGTCAAAACGATGTCTCCGCCTTGGCTGTGTGTGAATACAATAGCGCCGCTGCTGTCTACGGTAGCAGCCACATAAGGAACATCAGCTCCACTTACGGCTGCAATAAAGTCCGCCACAGTGCCCGTTCCACCAATAGTTGCTGTTCCTAAATTAGTATTGCTTGAACCAGCGTAGCTTCCCACAATATTAAATTCATTACCCGGTGTAAATGGTGTTTCTGTTGATGTAAATGTTTCTAATCCAGTTACAACAGTTTGGCCAATTGCTGCTCTCTTGAGTAGTTTCATACCGGCTGTGATATTGGGTCCATACAACCATAAATTAGGATCATAAATTCCTACTGTGGTTCCTATAGGAATATTTTTTCCACCGCCGCTGGGGTCAGCGCCGTAAGTGGCTGTGAACACATTAGAATAAATTGCAGTAGTCTGAGCTACCCAATCTCCCAAGGTTGTGCTATAAACTTTGACTTTCAAACTCATGCCATTGTTTACAGGGCTGATGTTTTGCCATACAGAACCTGTGGGGCGAGGTTGAGTTTGTGTGCTGCCCCAACGAGGAGCTTGATAGCTGTAACCCGCAAAATAGATTGGAGCATAATATTCAATAGCAGAAATACCCAGAGCAGTCAACAATGCAGTTCCGCTGACGGTGCCGGTTTCAATAGACACAACGCCGTTGCCAGCTGTTGATCCATCGTTGGTTGCAGAAGAATCTGCGTACAGATATAATTTGCCACCTACAGCCGCTGCTGAGACACCAGTGATTGCTGCGTTGTTAATCACTGTAGCGAATCCTGCTACTGTATTGGTTGCGTCAACCGCCACCAATGTATCATTGATATACATATTGGCACCCACAGTCAGTGTCAGTGGTGCATTTGTACCGGTAACTGTGGGCCAAGATGTTTGCCAGTCTGTGCTGCCAATCAATACCCAATCGTTGTTGCTGTTTTTGTAATACTGTGGGGCGTGAGGGTCAGTATATCCAACAGCAGACAATGCAGACACAGCATAATCACCAATACTACCTACTGTTTGAATTGGGGTATAGTCATTGCCTGCAAAGTCAACCACGTAGTTAGTATCTGTAATTACTATTGGTGTTTTTGCAGTAAAAGTATTTGTGGTAATATTCCACTCTTGAATACCCCAAGTTGATGTAGATGTATCTAACCAATAGGTGCCATTGTCGGCTTCGCCAATGGGACGAGTCAAACTGGCGGTGAGTTCTGTTAGGTCAATGTCAACACGTTGAACATAAGCACGATTGCTGATGCCCAAAGAACTGTACGCAGCCAATAAACCATATTCGTTGAGTTCGTAACCATTGATTGGTGTGCCAGTTGTTGTGTTGTAGAAAAATGGAACACCAAATGTGGCAGTTAAATCACGCTGACTGGTGATTAAATATGTTTTGTTTGCATTGGCAGCCAACGTACCAGCTGCTACTCCAACACCTGCGCCAGACACTTTGTTTTGTGCTGTGGCAATGAGGAAGTACGGTACTGTGTTGACCGCTGATGGAATATATTGACTTTCGTCAATTACTGTTACTTGTACGCCGGGTGATACTAAAGCCATGGTGAGATCCTTTTCAAGTTCTAATATTTATTGTAGGACTTCAAAAACACCTCATTTGAGCAGCCTATATATAGGTCCGTGATAATAAATACCCCATGAGACCCATATGTAAAGTGTGCAACACTCGGCCACGAGCTGTTGCATATCACAAATATGATAGGATTTACTATCGTAGTAAATGCACTGCTTGCATTAACAAAAAGAAAAAAATAAAAGCACCCTTACCACGATGGCAGAGTGCTGGATACAAGAAAAAACCCGCATGTGATAGATGCGGGTTCAAAGCAAGACATCACTCTCAACTATTGGTTCTACACGTGGACGGAGACCTCAACAACTGCGAATTAAGAAATCTGCGCACAGTGTGTCTTAACTGTGTGGCAGATTTAAAGCGCTCGGATTCTACTTGGCGACCAGGGGACTTGTTGCCAGATTCTTGACTTGCTGATATAGGTTATCCAAAGTGCCGTTGTTGTCTAACACAGCATCAAACTTTGTGCCCACCCACGAATATTCGCTGGCGTGTACGCCGTGTCGACTAAGGGCTTCTTTGCCAATGCTCCATCCTACTCGTTTGGGACCAGCATTGTAGTTTACAGCGTGGTCATACCACTCGGGTTCGGGTCCACGCACCACACGCACAACCATACCCCCAGCACGACGAATTGATTTGATTTCGTTGGGGAATCTGCAGTCCGAAATCACGATGTCATCACGGCTATTTCTCAGTTTGTTTTCCAAAGCTGCAATCCAAATATCATCGTGAAAGGTTTTGCGGCATACGTCAGTGCCCCAATATTGCAAGACCCAGCGTGGAGTGAGCTGTGGCATTTTGAGTCGCTCTGCCCACCAAGGATCCACTTGTTCGCGCCATTCACGGGCTTGTTTTGTACGCCCTTCCAGCATGGTTCTATCCCACCCAAATACCTGGGCCACAGCATCCTTTAGACTATTAGCGAAACTTTCTCTACGGAATCCATGCAAGTTAACAAGATAGTCAGCAATGGTATCCTTGCCAGACCCGATAAACCCGCAGACTCCAATGATCATACTAATTCCTTTACTTTGAGATATTCTAATGCGTCGTGAAGCAAATCAATTTGTCGTTTACAATCCTCTAACGCATGATGACTTGCTGGATACTTAGTCAATCTTGGAACCAAGCTGTAAACTGTTCGAGTATCTCGGATTTTGTAAAATTGCCATGGCAAAGGCATGCCATAACTTTTGTATGCGTGTTCAAGTATGTTAGCATCATACGTGGGCCCGTTCATCCAAATACGATTGCATTGCCAACATAGTTTATGGAGTTCTTGTAGCGCCTGCTGAAGAGGAATTCTGCCCTCTTCAGCAAAAGCTTCTTCTTGAGCTGCTTTTTGAGTTGCCCACCAATCAATGGTTCCTTGATCAATGTGTCGATCTTCTTGGCTTTCCAGTGTCACTCGTGCATAGTAATTTTGCTTGTAGTAGCCTCGTGTCAACGGGTCAAAACACTGGGCCGCTATGGTCAAAATAGTAGCGTCAGGGCCAGTGGCCAGTCCTTCGATATCGATCATAACGTCCATTTAGCAATTATACGCTATGTTTGGTATTGTGTCAAATACTTCCTGCAGGAAATCCGTGAAATTTTTTGTCGTATTCTTCTTTGTCGTCGATGCTGAATAAATCAGTTAAATCTTCAAATCCCAAATTGTATTTTTGATTCAATGCTGATAATCGAGCATGTTGATTTTGAGCCAAACTCTGGGCCAACCAAGCATTGTGTTCGACTCCTTTCTGAACTTTGTCAGGATCAGGCAACCCCGACTTGATCCAATTTTGAGCGCAATCTACAATGGCATTCATTCTTTCTTCCATATTTGCAATGTGATCATAGGGAGTTGATATCGCCCAACTAAATCCATCAAAGCCTTGAGCCTCTAAGTGTGCCACAAGTCCAGGATCGGCTGCTGCAATCCAAGGTTGATGATTAAACACTGTGGTATAAAATTTTTCAGTGGGATACTGCCCTACCATGGGCATTTCGTTGCTGTGTCTAAAAGAAGTTTCTGAAATAACTCTAAACAGCGTGTTGGCAAACAGTGCGGGATCATATGGAAATCCACCGTAGTGAGCATTCATACTATCAGTATTTCTAATCACCAGTTCTATATTGTCAGGATTTCGAGAGTAATCGTTGATAAATTTTCTAACTTCGTCTTCGGATAGCTCGGGTAACATATCCAAGGTATGTTTGAAATCACTGTCTACACAAAACAAACTCCATATCATACTGTGTTCCAAACCTGCATTTATTAATTTCCACAACAGGCGCAAACGATTACGCCGATAAGGTTTTCCGGTCAAAAACAAAAACTTCTTGGCACTGCGATTCCATTGAAGATTTTGGCCACACACTGGGTTTGAAATTATTTTGTGCCATGTTTTCCACAAGGACCAATCTACACGCACCAGATCGAGCCAAGGCATAGATTCTAAATCGCCGTAGCTGTTGTGCATAAGTCCAATGACTTGAATTCCAGCGGAGTTTAATTGTTCAACAACATAACGTGTTTTTGCATTAAGGTCCGGAGTAACTTGATAGGGTTCCCAATAAATTTGAGCAATCATCAATTGGGTTTGCAGATTTTGACAAGCTTTAATTGTACGATTAATGCAAAGATCAAGATCAACATCGGGTGTAAATACCCAATCAATATCTCTATGATAAAAATTCATTTTTTAAATTAGCCGATGACCCAAGTAAGTGGCTGACTTGCGTCTACGTAATTTACTAATTGCCCAATCAGCTCGTCCTGCGCTGTCTTGGCTTCGGCTTTCATTGCAGTGCCATTGAGGCTACCGCCGCCTTGGGGTCCGGCAATGGTGGCAAATTTCTCACGTGCTTCACCAATGATCATTTTACAACTGGCAACCATGTAGTCCTTGATCCACTGCTGAATTTGAAAGTCTGACAACAAATTAATTTCAGGCTTCAAATTGTATGTCCAAATCAGCACAGCTTCGCCGGTGTTCTTTGGATCACGAATCAACTGCAACTTCTTGGTCACAGGGTTGAATGTGTAGTTGAAGTAGGCGCCGAACATCTTGCCAGCAAGTTCTACATATTGACTGTAGAAATCATAGGTGGCAAGGCCGCCGGCCACGTTGAAGTTCATGAGATAAACGTTCAAGCTGGCCTGAGCAAACGGATCAAAGTTAGATGCAAAGGGGCCTGTTGCATCTCCAAACGTTCTGCGGAAACACTGACGTACACTGACAACTTCTTGTGGCAGTGTATAAATGTTTTCGTCTTTGACCAAGTAAAAAAAGCTATAGCTTTCTTCGTAAGCATTGTT